AGAAGAGATGAGGATAATGCGTCTCAAGAGACTACTAATAGCTATAGCAATGCGGTTGATAATTTTATAGATGTGTTGATAGAGGCGTATCCTGCGTTAAGCGGAGAGGCGATGTATGAAGAGTGGCGGGACGATCCATCCGGCGGCGGTAACGAGTGGAAGACCCACACTAGCTGTACAGCGTCCAGGAGTGGCTTTTTTAATGAGGGTGAAGTAACTCAGACACTATTCGATAGCGGGGAAATAAACCCGAGCGACTACGGGGCAGCTGGTCTACGTAATTACTTTTATGACTTTAACATTAATCAGATATTTGACTATGTGTGGATGGGTCTTGAGGATTTTGAAAAAGATGTGGCGAAGGCAACTGGGCATGACGTTGGTGACAGGCCGGGTATAACCACAGGATTGGAAATAGGTGTCTTTGGAAGACTAAACGCGATGTTTCAGATGATGGTGCGCGCTGCAAGCTCATGCGTAGACGTTCACTATGAGCTTTCAATAAAAGTGATCGCCCACGCGAGCAACGGCGGCACATACGAAGCCGATTGGAAAATGCAGTGGTCCTATTGTCCCAGAAATGTTTTGGGATTCTGGCTCGCCGAGCTAAGCATCGCTGCCAAGGATGTTGATCCCAAGTCTAACTACTACGGCGAAGATCGCTGGGCGCAGTGTTACGGAACAAGCCTCGAAGACACACTAGATGCTCTTCAGGCCTCTGGTGTGGAGACCCCCGAAGGCATGCCGGAAGCATCTTGGTCCTATCCTAACGGTGATGCCTACGGGGCAGCTTTTGATGTCATGAGAACAACGGTGGGTTACTGTGCTGCCTGGGATGTGAATGTCTATAACTGTTTTAACTTTCTCAGTGCAGTTTCAAATAGAATAGCAAGCGCAGTCGAGTCTTTAAATGGAATCTTAACCTCTACTGAGGTTGTAACAAATAAATACTCAGATAATTTTTTGGATTTTTTGAGAACGGATACCACGCTTGGAAGTGTTTTTATGTCTACAATTAACAAGGAACAGCTTCTCTTGTCTAATGCCTCTCGTTATGCCCTAGCACATGAAAATCGAGAGTCACCGCATCTACCTGCTAGCATCGCTGTCTTAAAAAATCAGATTCAGTGTTTAGGGACCGTAATGCTGGCATCGCACTTCATCAGAACCCTCACGACAGGTAGAAAACGAATACTCACAGTAGGCCTACCTGCGGGATTTATGGAATATATGCGTAACATTACTGTTTCAGGCAGAAATGATATCAATTATAGAGATTCAAATCTCATCTACATCTTAATTCACAAGAAAAATATGATGGACGATAGTGAGATCTATTCTCCCAAGGTGTTTGCATTTGATGTTTCAAAGTTTATTATAGAGGGAAGGGCAGGCATAGCTGACGCGTCATCTAGATTTGCAGATGGCCAGGATGTTGATGATGTAGTATCTAACGTAGCAGTCCAGACCTTTGATTCCGATCCGGCGTTCACTTATAATGAAATAAAGGGACAGGCTTACGACGATGGCGGCGGGAATTCGGCCATGGCACTTACCGGTAATGAAACTAGTTTTTATGAGCTTGGGGGAAAGGGAGTTGACATTAATCAGGCGTATGGATTTATTTATGCAGGACAGATATATCACAATCATGTCACCGATTATTATTTAAAGATGTATTTAAAGGTCACGCTGGGAATTGACGTCTCTGAGCATGCATTCTTTTTTCAGGACGAGGATACCCACTATGGAATTAATTCCACCACCTCTATCCAGTATACAGATCTAGATAAGAGGAGCACCTTTGATAGCGGTGCAGAAAAGCTTGCAAGATCTGATTACCCAGAGGCTGGGTCTGGTAGAGACCCGGATGTAGGTCAAACACTGCAATATCAAAGAGTGTTATCAGAGATGGCCCGATCAGTGCTCTTTAGCCCTAACAAATATGAAAACATGTGCATGTATCCTAAAATGTTTGAGAGAGTTTTTTGTATGCTAATCGATGAGGCAGATTTTGATCTTTGGGATTCTGAGTCTGATGATAGTGATACCGGAGAGACATCTGAGGAAGAGGGTCTGACGGAGGAAGAAATAGAGTCTACAAGTCCGTATAGTTTTGTGCTAGAGGAGGCAGATGTATCGTCAGCAACATACTATCAGTTTACAATTCAATGTGTTCTGGGTCCAGATCTTGGGAAAATATTTCGAGGGGAAATTAGCACAAGTGATCTTTTTTCTCTTGAGAATGACTTGAAATCAATGCAGGCGATTGTAGATGCATAGTGACATAGTTAATAGAGAAAGAGAGGAATAATGGGATCCGATAGATACGATATATCTGCTGAATTTGCTGATTTTGGTGGGACCAAATCAGTAAAGGAGTTTACACTAACTAGCGATCTTTCGTGTGATATGCCGGTAGAGGACACTTACTCATACCCAGCAGCACCCCTAACTCTCATTAACATTCCTGATCCTAAAAAGACTACAGCAAGCTTTACGTATAACTTTTATATGCCTGATGAGAGAGCTGCTGGTGTCGGAGAACAATTTTCATTTGATTTAAAAAAGCCTACAGAAAGATTTCTTTTAGAAGCTGCTCTTGAGCGTCAGCCTAGATATGTTGCAGTTGAGATCACACCAGCCGATTTCAGCTCAGAAGATGATATGCTTGAATCACTTAAAGACACTATTAAAATTGAAGACTATGTGGGTCAGATTATGTATGAGGATGCTATTTCTAACGCATATTTTAGCTCTGTCAAGCTAAAGGACACACAAGCAGATGATGATTTTTATCTAATTCTTTCATCTTCAGTGTCGTCGTTTGGAAATTTAGATAAGCTAACTGGTGTCGAGGCAGCAGAAAAGTTAGCGGCAGCCATAGAAGAGTCTAACATGGCTGCGGGAAGCCTGATTCGTGAGACCATGGGAAACATGCAGTCACAGGGCGTGTCATATGCTGAGGGGGATATTGACCTAGAGACAGCAGCAGAGTCCCTAAGAAATGTAAAGCTTCTCGAGTTTGACTTTAATGTGAATAACTTAATTTTTGGAACTATGGTTAAAGCCTCCTTAGATGATCAAATTAGTGTTTATGAAGATGAGCTTCGCGGCATTCAAGCGACTGCCAGCACCGTGCAGGATGTAGCTGTGGCTTCTATCATGCCTGGAGTTATAAGCGCAGATGACTATGAGATGGGCCTAAAGCCCATACTTCAGCAAGTTATTCCTGCATCATATGTGGGAGAAGACGGGGAGATGTCTACCACCCATCAGTCAGCTACAGTGCCTGTGGGATTTATTATTGAGAAAACAGAGATAAGAGAGGACGGTGGTGAAATTAAGTATGAACCCATGTATGCTGATGGGCATTCTAATCTAGCATTCATCGATACTGGGGTTAGATATGGCGGAGTTTATGTTTATCGTGCCAGGACTGTTGCTCTTGTAAGGTTTGAAGCTATTTGCAGAGATCCAGAAGGTGTGGAAGAGGATCAACTCGTGATAGCAGTGTGTCTGATGGCATCAGGAGGAAGGTTAATTAGCGCCTATTGCACAGAAACGATCCCTCCCCCTCCTCCGTCAGATTTAAAATTTATGTATGATTATGAGTTTGATAATCTTATAGTTTTGTGGCAGCCTCCGTTTAACACGCAGCAGGATCAGGTAAGATATCAAATTTTGAGAAGGACCTCAATCAATGTGCCTTTTACCATCATTGCAGAGATAGATTTTGATCAATCAGTATCTAAGGTCACACCTCCGGAGGTGGTCCCAGATAGTATTTTATTGCAAACAAAGCTCCCGCAAACAGCCTATAGAGACGAAGAGTTTACCAAAGATTCAAATTTTATTTACACAGTTGCATGCGTTGACGCCCGAGGATATACCTCAAATTACTCTATTCAAATGCAGGTTTCATTTGACATATACAAAAATAAACTGGAGACTTCATTAATATCAAGGTCTGGTGCACCAAAACCGTATCCCAATCTTTATCTAAATGTAGATACATTTGCTGATTCAATGAAAGATTCTGGTCACTCAAGAATGAAAATTTATTTCAACCCTGAATATTATAGGGTGATCAAAGAGACATATGAGACAGTTACCACACCAGGAACTCCTGTAGTTCCTCCTTCTACAGTTGAGGTTAAAAGAACTGAAAACCTTAACGTGATTGGCGAAAAATATAAGCTTCATATTATCAATACTGACTGGCAGCAAGACTGGCTTATAGATATCAAAATCATTAATGAAACAGGACCTCCTGTCTCTGTAGATGCCAGCTCAGCTGAGGTTGTAACTTTGGTACTTGAATAGGTGGGCACGTAATGCGACATATTTTACTTAGAATGTTTATGTAATGTATATTTACTATCAGGAGATGACAAATGGGTCTTTTAGATCATTCAACTAATAATATTATCATTGACGCTGTTTTAACTGACACCGGAAGAGCGTTTCTTGCGAGAAATGATTGTAGTTTTAACATTGTTAAATTTGCTCTTGCCGATGACGAGGTGGACTACGGAATTGTTAAAAGATTTGGCAGGGTTGTAGGTTCTGAAAAGATTGAAAAAAACACCCCTGTATTTGAGGCGTGCACAGCACCAGATCTTAGCTTAAAGTGGAAGCTTGCGTCATACGGATCAAGGACGCTAACTCACCTTGCGCTGCTTAAATGGATTACAGGCCCCAATTCATCTGGTGTCATAGAGCTGGCAAGGACAAATGTAGGAAGTGTTAAAACTTCAGCTGCAGTTTCCTGGACTCAATATAGCCCAGCTGGAAAGACTAATGCTGTTGATGGTGGTGATTTTATGTGGAGAATTCTCATAAAAGATGGAGGGTTCGTAGGTGTTAAGGGTCTAACTGCCACATCTATATTCACTGATGGATCACACGAATATATGGTTCCAGCCAGCTCTCTGATCGGTGAAGGCGGTTTTACGGCAGGTGCTGTAACTCTTTATGCTAAGTCAGTTGACAATACAACGTTTTCATTATACAAGGTATCAGGTCAGAGTTACGTAAGAACTAAGATATCTATCTTTGGAAACAATACTGGTGAATATCTTTCCGGTGATTGCACAATTCAGAGCGGCTTATAAAATAAGAATTCTAAAATAGGAATTAGGAATATAAAGTGGCAACATATAAAGAGATAACTAGCGCAGACATTAAGACAACAAAGTCTTTTTTAAATCAATTAGTTGATGTAATTCAAGAAGATATTTCTGGCTCCACCACTAGGAAGAAATATCAGGTTTTCGTTACAGGTGGCATCGGTCCAGGAATAACGTCTTCTCTTTTTCAGACTGTATACGATCAGGATTTTTCTTTACAGACAGCAAATGCTGTTGTAGATCTCACAGCTGGACTATTTTCAGGGAGTCACGTTGTTACTGGTTCGCAAACCGGCGTAGATTCAAATGGAAAAGTTCTTTTTGCTTCTCAGTCTGTCATGATACGTGAGAAGGTTTCAATCTATCGACAAATGGCACAAAATCTATTGGGAAATGCAGACTCTCAGTTCACAGCACCCTTTGCTCCTTGTGGGTCAGCTACCGATGATCAAAAAATTGGTGAGGCATTATTTATATGTTTTAAGAGGCTGTTTTCTAGAGATGCTATTAAGCGAGAAAGCTTTGGAATGAAATTTTTTCAAAGTGCTTCCTGGGATCGAGAAGGTGGTCCGGTAGTTCACCGACTTCAGCCAAACCTTAATGTCACCTCAAACTCAGGGTCTGCTGTCTATACAGATGTTGGATCCTCTACTTCGTTGCAGACATCCTTTGGAGGAACCATAGGAAATGTTGTTGACTCTTCTGACTCCAGCAGAACTGTTGGAAATATCTTTTATCAGAGAGGGATCGTCATCCTGGACATGAAAAAGGTAATTTCAGGAACTCAACACGTATCTGGTGCTATTAATGCGATGATTGTAGGATCTCCTTACGCAGACGTTCCCAGTGGAATGATGGTGATTGGAGATGAAAATTCTGGAAATAGAATGGCACGTTTTATTCCCGATCTTTTATCTTCTGCATCTATGGATAACATATTAGACCACTTTGCTTCATGCAGGTTTGGGTCTAGTGGATCGTGCTCGATTACTTTCCAGAATGAGACAGCTATAAATTCTACGCTCATCTTTTGCCGCATTGGGCCGGATGAGTTTAATTATTCTTCAAATCCAACTTATACTGATACTAATGGTAGAATAAATGTGATTGATATCGGATCTGAAAGTACACAAAAATCATTTTCCTATTTTACAACAGTAGGATTATATGATGCATCAGACAACCTATTAGCAGTCGCCAAAATGTCTCGCCCTATTCAAAAATCAGATGAAAATGATTTAACAATTAGAGTGAGACTTGACTTTTAATGTCGAGGACCAATGTCTCTTGTTAAGATATACCCAGAATACATTGAGCAGTTTTCACTTACTTTACATCCGAAAACCTTATTTGTAAGTTCATCCCTGGGAATAACGGGCACGATGCCTTTGGCAGCTCGACCCAGCTCTAATCTAAAAGAAGTTATTGATCCTGCAAAGATAGGATCAGATCCGTGGGTAGGGTTTGATGAAACTGTTTTTGATGCGGTGCTGGCTCTTGAGTCTGCGTCAGAGACTGTAGCATTAGCAAACGCAGATGGTACTTCTGCCAACATTTATAGCACAATGCTTGGCTACTTTGACTATGTTGATAGTGCTCCAGCGCTTGCCAGAAACACTAAAAATTTTAATATTTTGAGATATGAGCCACCAGTAACATTGGATATGAATTTCATCTCTAAGAGAATTATTCGTAACACTCTTATGCCTTTTTATTATGCTAGATACGATCAGTCTTCCTTCTCTTATACCAATTATCATACCTTGAATTTTTTTACCAGCTCCCAGGTTCCGTCCAATTCTGCAATAATTTATCCAAACTACCCTAGAGATCCCTTTCCCAATTCATCAGTCTCTAACAGTGCTGTTAAAAACAATACACGACCTTATTTTCCCACTGGATCTTTTTCATTTGATTTTTATATAAATCCCCGCTATACACTTGATGATCCTGCTGCATCCTTTAAAGCAGGTACAATATTGCATTTATCTTCAACCTATGCAGTATCTTTAATCTCGGGAAGTGAAAAAATTGATGGACTTACCAGTGCTTATAGGATTCTTTTGCAGCTTAGTCATAGTGCTGATATACCGCCTTCACAGCTAGCAGTCTCTCCTACATCTAACAAGACTTCTACAAATAGTGGTGAATATCCTTATGATTTAGTTTTCCTTTCACCAGACAATGCTCTTAAAAGGAACCAGTGGCATCATGTGACTATTCGGTGGGGAGGAAGCTCTATGAATGCGGGAAGCGGAAGCATTCTTGTTGATAAAGCTGCTTCTACGTTTAACGTTCCATCTTCTTCAATACTCCCTCCCAGCCACATAGCATCAGATGCATTAATTCTTGGAAATTATTTTGAGGGCTCTGGCGATGAAAAACAATTTTTTAATAGTACAGCAGCTTCTTCAGAGGGAGTTTATAATATTCCCGGTGCAGGATCTAGCGATCCTACGAATTTTTCCTTTAATCATCCTCTTAATGCTGAAATTCATGATGTTAAGATATTTTCTGAATACCTTGACGATAATCTTGTAGAAGATTTTGAAAAATTTGGAAATAGCTCTATAAGGGATATGATTTTTTATGTCCCCCCGTTTTTTGTTAAAGAATCTCCCACTCGAGATGTTCATCTCACACCTTTTGAAACTGAATCAAAAAGCACAGAAGACCCCTTTAATGTTGACTTTTCATTTGGAGTAGGCGGACGACTTATTAATCTAGAAAATTTTACCAGAGAGATGGTTACCGGTCAGTATCCTAGACTTTATAATTTAACTGCGTCCACACTGCCAACACTGGCAACTAGTATAACAGCAAATGAATATGTGTATGCTTCAGGCTCTACAAGAAAAAGAAACTTAACTATTTTACCCAATGATAACGGCAGGTTCGTTCCTGACTACGGATTGCTCGTAAGCGGCTCGAAGCAAACTGCTATGTCAAAATTTGTAGACCCAATCACCAACACATTAGCAGATATGGGCATTATTAACATAAATGAGATGGTATCTACTGGGTCAGAAAATCGTGCGTTATCAACTGTTTCAACAGCTGACATTATAGCAGCCAGAGATGGGACCAGCACTTCATTGCCAGACGATACGAGTGAAACAACTTTAGCTTTTCTTCTCGCGGGAGTCTCACCAGAAAGCACTGCCGGCACTGCCGGGTCGACATTGACAATATTTCAGAGAACTGGCGACCCCAGCTCTAACGAAGTTGAGATTTTTGATATTTCTAACCTTTATTATGGTAACTCGATTATGGAGAAAACATTTTCTCTTAGAGATTCTAACATTACGGGTTCAGGAGGCAAGGTGGATATTCTGCTTAAGGATAACGGTGCTGGTAGCCTTTATCGAGCTAACTGTAGCGGAAGTCATCCAGTCTGGGCTAATGTGGGAAATGTATTTTATAATGAAGGTCTTGCAATTGTAAAGTCTCCTCATCTTCCTTTCTTTGGAAAAGATCAGTTTGAAGCCACTTTTACAGGCGAGCAAAATGTTCATACAATGATAGTTAATGTTCCAATACCAGTAGGGCAATTTAATTCATCTTCTAATCCGTCATATAGACTAATATCAGCGTCTCTTGATGCCAATGACACAGATCCAGCATTTGTTTATATAAGTGGACTTAATTTACACGACGATAATTTAAATGTTATTATGCGTCTCAATTTATCTCAACCAATTATGAAAAGAGAAAGCGAAGAAGTGATGATACGATTTAAAAAGGATTTTTAATGATTCTAGGTCTTGATGTATCAACGAGCTGTACTGGTTGGTGTATTTTAAGTGATGATAGAAAACTAGTTAAGATGGGATTTATACCGCTTGCTAAGGAAAAAGGTCTTTTTAGCAAGGCCCAAAAAGTGCATGATGCTCTCTCTTTAATTAACATAAAACATCCTGTCACTAAGATTTTTATAGAAAAAAATCTTCAAGCGTTTAGGCCTGGCCTTTCTTCTGCTGCTACATTATTAACGCTAGCGCAGTTTAATGGCATAGTTTCTTATTTATGTCATTGTGAGTTTTCATTAGACCCTGAGTTTATAAATGTTAATTCGGCTCGAAAGAGCTTAGGGATTAAAATTATTAGAAAATCTAATGGAGGCAAACCAACCAAGCATCAGGTTTTAGACTGGGTTTCTAGTCAGATTGACGATACAAACTATGTGTGGCCAGTCAAAATTTTAAAAGGTGGCCCTAGAAAGGGACAGACTGTTTTAGAACCGGGCTGTTACGATATGGCAGATGCCTATGTGATAGCTAGATCTGGGCTTATGATATGAACATGCGAGAAAGTGGACTGTATGTTTTATTATGCAAAGCTACACAGCTAAGCTACATTTTCTAAAGTCTATTTTTGGAGAAATTCATGTGGCTCGTGATGGAATTAATGTTTCTGTCAGGTGTCCTAATTGTGACCAGGGCAATAAAAAGAAATTTTCTATTAATCTTGACAACTGGAACTGTCATTGCTGGGTTTGCGATATCAAGGGGAAAGATTTAAGGATAATTTTAAAAAAATTTATTAGCAATGATTCTTCACAATATTTTGTAACTAATTTCTTAGATGAGAAACGCATAGCACCCTTGGAAATGCTATGCGAAGAAAAAATTTCTCTACCGAAAACATTTACGCTAATTGCAGACAGCATAGCGAGCAGAGATCCAGACATAAAAGCTTGCATAAGATACCTTAAGAAAAGAGGTCTTTCAGGATCAGCTCTTTGGAGGTTTAGATTTGGAACAGCAGATGCAGGATTTCATAGAAGACGAATAATCATTCCTTCATTTGATGACACGGGAAATTTAAATTATTATTGCTCAAGATCGATTGATTTAAACGTGAAACCCAAATATTCTAATCCTCGAGTAAATAAATTAGATATCATATTTAATGAGATCCACGTAGACTGGAAAATGGAGCTAACACTAACTGAAGGACCTTTTGATTTAACAAAGTGTGAATTTAATGCAACGTGTCTTCTAGGTTCTAGTTTGAGTGAAGATTCTTATCTTTTTAAGAAAATTGTATCTAATAAAACGCCTATCTTGCTCGCGCTGGATTCTGACATGACCAAGAAATCACAAAAGTGTGCGCGTCTTCTCAGCTCGTATGGCTGTAATGTAAGAATTCTAGAGCTAGGAAAATTTGCTGATGTTGGTGAAATGTCTAGCAGTGATTTTGTTTTAGCGAAGAAAGATGCTTATACCTGGACGAGGTCATCATCTATTAAAAACATGATAAGATCAATTCAAACAGGATCTATCATATAGCTTTGAATATTTATTTATGTAATTTTGGATTTGTTTGATGTATAATCTTTTAAGGAACTTAATAAGAGAAGAGATTAAGAAGCTTATGAAAGATGACGCACTTTTTAGACGTCATGAGCTACCTGGGCTCGAGCACTCTAAGGATATCCCTGGAATTGAACCTGAAAAGACAGTTCCGGGAGATGAAGACGTGTGTCCGCTATGTAGAAAATTTCATTCTGAAGATGAGTGTCTTTTGAGCCCTTTATCTTGATAAATTTTTAAGAAGTAAGTGCATTGCATGAAGATTATTCATATAGCTGATATTCATTGGAGGGGTTTGTCTCGACACGAGGAATACAGAGAATCCTTTTTAGACTTTTTTGAACAAGCACGAGAATTAAACCCAGATGTCATCTATGTCGGGGGTGATATTGTACATAGCAAGACTCAAGGAATATCTCCAGAGCTGATAGACAGCCTCTGTTGGTGGTTTACGGGACTATCTAGGATAGCACCGGTTCACGTCATATTGGGAAATCACGATGGCCTAATTCTTAACAAAGACAGGCAAGATGCGATCAGCCCAATTCTTTCAGCATTAAATAATCCCAACATTCACCTTTATAAAGAGTCAGGAGTTTATCCTACGGGAGTTCCTGGCTTTAATTGGTGTGTATTTTCATGTTTTGATGAGGAAGAGTGGAAAAATATTCGACCTGCGTCTGGTATTAATATAGCGCTTTTTCACGGCGCTGTATGGGGGTCTACGACTGATATTGACTGGCTGATTGAAGGAGACGTAACAGCTAATTTTTTTAATGATTTTGACTTCACATTGTTAGGTGATATTCATAGGCGACAATATCTAGATGATAAGAAAAGCGTCGCCTATTCAGGCAGCACCATCCAGCAAAACTACGGGGAAGACACGGGAAAAGGATTTTTATTTTGGGAAATAGAAAGTAAAGATAAATTTACTAGCACATTTTATCCTATTTTCCATAGTTGCCCTTTTGTTACAATTGACTGGAAGGGCTCGGTTGAAAAAACACTCGAAGAAGCAGATTCTTATCCTGATCAGTCAAGATTTAGAATAAGATCTGAAAGCGTTATAAGTCACGCAGATAGTAAACAGATTCAGTATGACCTTAAAAGAGAAAAGGAAGCAACTGAAGTTGTCTTTAAGTCTGAGTCTTCATTTGATGCGTCTAAGATAAAAATAGAATCAGGAACGTTTAATAAAGAAAACCTTAGAGTCTCTAAGACTCATAAAAGATTAATTCGAGAATATTATTTAGGCAATGGTCTAAATGATGAATATTTTGAAAAATTTGATGATCTTATAGAAAATTACATGTCACAAATATCAAATGAAGAAGAAATATTAAGAAACACTAGATGGGAAATTAATTCATTAAGGTTTGATAATCTTTTTGCCTATGGTAATGACAATATTATTAATTTTGAAAACTTGCCTGGCATAACAGGAATTTTTGGAAAAAATGCCAAGGGAAAGTCTTCTATAGTTGGGTCACTTATGTATGGACTTTTTAACACAACTGACCGAGGATCAATTAAAAATATTCATATTGTTAATAATAGAAAAGATTGCGCTAGAGCTGTTATTGATATAAATCTAAACGGAGATCCCTATAGGGTTATAAGATCTACAGTTAAACATCAAACAAGAAAAGGAGAGATTTATGCATCAACCTCTTTGAGTCTTCATAAAATGAATTCATCTGGAGATATAGCTGAAGATATAACAGAGGAGCAAAGAAGAGAAACTGAAAAGATTTTAAGAAGATTAATTGGTACGTCTGATGATTTTTTAATGACATCACTAGCATCTCAAGGAGAGATGAATACCTTTGTAAAGGAAGGTGCTACTTCTAGAAAAATGATTTTAACTAAATTTCTTGATCTGGGGATCTTTGAAAAGATGCATGAAATAGCAAAGTTAAAGTCGTCAGACATTAGAAATAAAGCTAAGCTATATCCTGACATAGACTGGGATGAAGAAATCGATAACCTTAAATTTGACATCATCAATAACAAAGAAGAGACAGATGGACTTGAAAAGATTATCAAAGACAAAAGAGGAATCTTGAGCGATCTTCACATTCGCTTGGCTATATCTGACAATCCCGATGTTATAACTGAGGGAGAGTTCACTATTCAAAGAGAAATTGTTGAAAGATATAACGATGATATAGAAAGCCTTAGAGAGAAAGAACGTGATCTAAATGAGAAAATTTCTCATATGAAAGACAAAAATAGAAAAATAGAAATGGTAAAATCTGACTTTTCTATTGATTACCTTGAGTCTAAAATTGAGGTTCAAAAAAATCTTGAAAGATCAGTTGTTGAGATTCAGCATCAGTTTGAGCAAGACAAGAGAGAGCTTAATAGGCAGAAGAAGTCAGTTAAAAAATTAGGAGAAGTTCCTTGCGGTGATGCTTTTCAGTCATGCATGTTTATTAGAGATTCTCATCGAGATAGAAACACTGTAGAAGATCAAAAGGAGCGCGTTAAGAAATCACTTGCACTTTTAAAAAATACAAAAATTGCGCTTGAGTCAGTTTTAGGTGAAGAAATTGAGAAAAAAATTAAAAAATATGAGGGAATGCTTAAAAAACAGTCTGAGATATCTATCCAGGTCTCATTGTTAAACGTAGACGTTAACAATGTTACAAATGAAATCAATCAAGTTTTGATTAGCGTGTCTAGTGCAAAATTAAAGCTTGACGATATGTCTACTCGTGTTGTCAAGGATGAAGAGAATCCAGCATCTGTTATAAGGTCGAGCATTATCTCCCTAGAGGATGAAATACAGCGCCAGGATAAGAAAAAATTAAAGCTAATTGAAAAAATCGCCAGACTCAGGGTTAAGATCTCTGATATGAAAAATAAAAGGTCTGAGTTTAAAACGATCAAAACTGACTTGAGAATGTATGATCTTTTCATGCAGGCTGTTTCCAAAAAAGGCATACCTCTTCAGATTATGATGTCTCAGTTGCCTCTTATTAATTCTGAAATTGCTAAAATCTTACAAGGTGTAGTAGGATTTACTGTTGAGCTTGAGGCTGATTCTGAATCTAATTCAATGGATATTTTTATCAATTACGGAGATAGTCGACGAGTAATAGAGCTGGCTTCAGGTATGGAAAAAATGATGTCTTCTCTTGCAATTCGAGCTGCATTGATTAACGTCTCCTCTTTGACTAAAACAAACATGCTAATAATTGATGAAGGATTTGGAGCTCTTGATAGCACAAACATTGAAGCGTGTAGTAGACTTTTAGAGTCTCTTAAAAAATGGTTTAGGAATATTATTTTAATTTCCCATATAGATGAAATAAAAGACATTGTAGATAACTCAATAGAGATTTCAAAGATTGGAAAAGATGCGTTTGTAAAACATGAGTGAGAAGACTGAAAAATTATACCAATATCGTCCTGAGGGATATGTTGTCATATCTGATAAAAAGGAAACTGTGCCTCTTTTTTGTCCTGTGTGTGAGTTTGCAATGATTTCATCGGATGATCGTAATAGCTATGTTAGCTATCAATGCTGTTATGATTGTGAGCTTAGATGGGCACAATCGATGAGAAAATCATGGCTAGATGGGTGGAGACCAGAGCTGTGTGAGATCGAAAAAGAAAGAAAAAGGAAAAGAAAGATTCCTCCTTCATTTCACTTTTAAATAATAGACCTAATTATTGTTGGGAGAGCACCATGCTAAATTCTGAAGAAATTAACGCGATCGGCCAGATCACTGACACTACAGTGGGGAGAGGATCAACCACAGTCTCACCAACGATGTCTATTAAGACATCTCTTCAGGGAGACACTCTTTCTGTTAATTTTATAACTGTGGTATATCTAGCGTCAGATAGAAACTTGAGAGATCAAGTAAGCAAGGTGGAAGAAGAATCTCTCAAATTGACAAAAGATTATGTGTCAAATCTAAAAAAGGAATTCAAAGAGATGACGGGCAGGGCGCTTAAGCTTAAGGAGCTTAATACAAACGATAGTGTAGAGATAATTACAGCCCAGTGGTCCACACCGCGAAGAACTGCATATTATCGAAGATTTACAAACTTTCACTGTGAATAAATGTCAAAATTTAACAAATCAAAACAAGTATCCGAAATTGTTAAATGCGGCAAGGACCCGATATACTTTTTCAATTCATATTTGAAAATTCAACATCCGGTTCGCGGTCTCATAGGCTTTGACACGTACCCATTTCAGGATGAATGCGTAGATGTGTTTAATGATCATAGATTTTCGATAATTTTAAAATCTAGACAGCTGGGAATGTCTACTCTAGTCGCTGCATATTCAGTCTGGATGACATTGTTTCAGAAAGATAAAAATGTGCTTGTTATTGCAACTAAGCTTAGCGTCGCACAAAATTTTATCTCTAAGACTAAGACGATGATAAGGAGTCTTCCAAAGTGGCTTATTTTGCCAGAAATGATCACGAATAATAAACAGTTAATTGAATTTAGTCATGGATCATCTATAAAGGCTATTCCTACGTCTGATGACGCAGGTCGCTCTGAAGCGTTATCTCTTTTGGTTATTGATGAGGCAGCATTTGTTAGAAATTTTGATGATCTATGGACTGGGCTATACCCTACGATCTCCACGGGCGGTCGGGTGATTATTCTCTCCACACCCAATGGAGTGGGAGGGCAGTATTATAAACTTTATACAGAAGCAGAAGCTCAGCTAAATGAATTTAAATCCATTCGGTTACCGTGGGACGTTCACCCTGAAAGAGATAAATTGTGGTTTGAAAAAACCACAGCTAACATGTCCGATAGACAAATCGCACAAGAATACCTTTGTGACTTTGCATCTTCGGGACAAACTTTTCTTACTGATAGGGATATTGCTTGGGTAGGAGATATGTGTCGTCCTCCAAAAGAGAGAGCCGGACCAGATATGAATGTCTGGATCTGGAAATACCCGCTAAGCGAGCACACTTATGTGATGTCAGCAGACATAGCGAGAGGTGATTCAAAGGATTTTTCGACATTTCATGTTATTGATATCGGAGAGGGAGAGTGTGTCGCGGAGTATAAGGGAAAAATTCCACCCGACAGGTTTGCTGAAATTTTGGATGAGTTTGGTAGAAAATATAATAACGCTCTCTTGTGTCCAGAAAACAATAGCTACGGTTTCGCAACCATCATGCGATTAAAAGATCTTCAGTATCCCAATTTATATTACAAGAATAGAAAATCGATATATATTGGAAAATATGTCCCAGCTCGTGAGACAGATAATGCTGGATTTACTACTAGTGGAAAATCAAAAAATCAGATAATAACAAAACTTGAAGAGGTTTTACGAAACAAGCTTATTAAGATTTATTCTATTCGATTTTATGAGGAGCTTAAAACCTTTATCTGGAAGGGAAACAAAGTTCAAGCGATGAAAGGTTATAATGATGATCTTATTATGAGCTTAGCAATAGGAACCTGGCTCTACGATACATCCCCGGAATATAGCGGAAACTCGAAAATCCTTAATGATGCAATGTTGCGTGGAATGAAGTTTGAAAGAAATACATATGATGATCTTCCTGAGGCTATTCTATCTGGAAGACCCGATTCAAGCAAGCTCGAAAATCCGAAAACTACAAGTAAAACGGGTGCAAAAAGACCAACTGGCTGGGGTAATAAGCTTAATATTTCAGCAGATCATGACTGGCTTATTAAGTGAGGTTATAAGTGGCTACTCAAGACTCACAATCTTTATTTAGAAGATTAACGCTGCTATTTAGAAGCGGCCCAGTTGTTAAAAGAAAGGTAAGAGAGTTCAAGGGGTCTCAAAAGACCACCTCAGCTTTCGAGATGTTTAGAAAATCGCAGAGTCACGTTTATAGCACTGCTATGAGCGCTTATGGCACATATGATAGAATGGCAAGGTATAGCGATTTTTCTGAGATGGAATATACTCCAGAAATAAGCTCTGCTCTTGATATCTACTCAGAAGAAACTGTGGCAGCTGATGAGACTGGAAGCGTTTTGCATGTTTTTTCTGAAAATCCTACAATTGGACGCTTGCTAGATGAATTATTTTATGATACACTTAATGTAGAATTTAATCTAACTGCCTGGGCGAGAAATTTATGCAAATATGGCGATTTCTTTCTTTTCAATGACGTAAGCTCAGATCACGGAATTATCAATGCTTTTCCAATTCCAGTAAATGAAATTGAGAGAGAAGAGGGTTTTGACCCTAAAGATCCCATGGCAGTGAGATTCAGATGGGTAACTCAGGGAAACCAGGTTCTTGAAAATTGGCAAGTTTGTCATATGAGAATTTTAGGAAATGATGCCTTTTTACCGTATGGTTCATCTGTTCTAGAAGCAGCTCGTCGAATTTGGAGACAGCTTATTTTAGTTGAAGATGCGATGCTAGTTTATAGAATCGTGCGATCACCAGAAAGAAGAGTTTTTTATGTCGACGTTGGAAATGTACCCCCGGAAGATATTTCCAATTACATGGAACAGGTTCAATCAACGCTTAAGAGAGCACAAGTGGTGGATAGAGATACGGGAAGGGTTGATTTAAGATACAATCCTTTAAGTGTTGATGAGGATTACTACCTTCCGGTTAGAGGCTCTGAGTCAGGAACTAAGATCGATACTCTTGCTGGTGGGGCAAATGCTACTGCAATCGAAGATGTAGAATATATTCAAAAGAAGCTTTTTGCTGCTTTAAAGATTCCAAAGGCATATCTTGGGTATGATGAAGGACTGGGCGCAAAGGCTACGCTTTCGCAGGAAGATATTAGATTTTCAAGAACAGTTAATCGAATTCAGAGAACTGTTATAGCTGAGCTTAATAAGCTAGCAATTATTCATCTTTTTTCTAATGGGTTTGAAGGAGAGGATCTTTTAGACTTTACCTTGCACCTGTCTAATCCCTCTACAATCGCTCAACAACAAAAACTTGAACTCTATAGGACTCGATTTGAGATTGCTCAAAGTGCAATGACAACCGAAGGAATGGTAAGTAGAGATTGGGTTAGGAAAAATGTCTTTAAGATGACTGATGATGACATCGAAGCCATAACAGTTGGTAGGGTAGTAGATAGAGAGCAAGATCTTGAGATTGAAGCTGTAAGACTTCCTGGCGGCGCTGCAGCCGAGGGAGAGCTTGACCTTGGGGGTCCCCCGCCTGAAGCAGGAGCGGCTCCGCCTCCAGGTATAGAAACAGCTGGAGATCTTCGAAATAGTAACCAGCTACCAATTCTTGCCGGCGAACCAGATATAGTGTCACTATCTATCGACGATGCAAACGCTCCAATAAAAGCTCAAGATGCCGTCGATTATCTTTCTAATGTTTTGAAAGAATCAGATGAAGACAAAGATGAAGATGAAGATGATCCTATAACACCCGCAGAAAGAGAGGAGTGGAATCGACCGAGAAGAAAAAAGGGATCCAAAGATGCTCGGTTTGTAGATCATCTGCGCTCAGTTAGCCCTGATAGGAATGATGCATCAGATTCCATCACTCACCCAGATGGCCTTAAGAATGCGCAGTATCAGAGAAATAGTGATTCTAAAAATCCACTTAGAAATGCACATAAGATGCCTAAGCTAACCGAGTTTGGAAATGATTTTGAGATTTTAGATTATCTAGATGATAAAATTGAAATACAGGCTAAGATGACAACAAGATTGCAATCTTCACTGCACTCAATGGACAAGCGACTCAATATTAGAAAGAAAGTTCTCCTTGAAAATGAAGCAGTAAATGAAGAGGGTGATTTGTCTTGAAAAGACATACCTAATAACATCTAATTGTTTTAGAAACTCTGGGATTTGAATTCATCAGGGACGGAAGATGTCAAAATCACACAATAAAAAGAGAAATGTTGGAATCATTTATGAGCTTTTATTAAGATATATTTCTAATAATCTAATAAATGATGATAAAAAATCAGCACAGTCAGCATTAAGAATACTTGAAAAAAGATTTCATAAATCTACTGAGATTTATAGAGAGTTTAGACTTTTTAATGCACTTGCAAAATCAACTGTAAGTGATTCTGCTATTGCTGCAGCAATTTTAACTGAAGCCAAGAGTGCTGCTCGTCGAGCTGACAAAGGTGCTCTCAATAAAGAAAAATCTTTGCTAATACGAGATATCAATCATATTCTAAACGATTCTAGCTTTTATTATAGAAGAGTACCTGAATATAAGACATATGCAACTATTCAAAGCTTACTGAATGACTGGAGAAAGCTAGATGAAGCAGATTTGTTAAAGATGGTCGAATTAGAAGGCAAAATGGTTGAATGGCTTTTAAGTGAAAAGACAGATGAATCTCTTGATGAAAATATAGATCCCAATGTTGATACATTGGTCGTTAGGATTATGACTGAAAAAATAAATTCTAAATACAAAAACAAGCTTAATGAAGATCAGAGAAATATTATTAAGTCGTATGTATTTTCACTCTCATCTGACAATGGCAAGAGTATTTCTCAAAAACTCGACAACATGAGAGAAGATACAGTCAATCAGCTTTATAAGTTTAAGAAGATGACGGATAATAAATACATTCTTGAAAAGATAGATCGAGTTGAAAACTCCATTCTAGAAGTTTCAATAGATAATGTTGATGATGCAGTTATTTCTAAATTTTTAGTAATATCCCAGTTGCAAAACGAGATAAAGGAGGCGATAAATGAGCTCAGGTAATCTTAAACTTCTCACAGAGTGGATGCCACTAGCATACACACAGAAGACACTTCAGGAGTCATTGGCGATAAATAATGGAAAAATTCTTCTCCGCGGTGTATTACAAAAATGCGATACCCTAAATCAAAATGGTAGAATTTATCCTCGGTCTATTTTAGAAAGAGAGGTAATGAATTATCAAAAATTTATTAAGGAAAATCGAGCGCTTGGTGAGTGTGATCATCCTGACTCTTCTGTTGTAGAGCTTAAGAATGTTTCTCATATTATTCGGGACGCGTTTCTTGAGGGGGATTCTGTGGTGGGAACAGTTGAATTACTTAATACACCTGCAGGGAAAATTTTGCAAAGCCTAGTTGAATCTGGAGTGACACTTGGTATTTCATCGAGAGGCGTGGGATCAACTATAAGTGAAGGCAATGCGCAAATTGTTCAAGAAGATTTTCAACTTATATGCTTTGATATGGTTAGTGAACCATCCACGCCAGGTGCTTTTATGCTAACTGAAGGGAAAAACGTCGATCTTAATGATCTTAATAAGATTTTTAACAGGTCAGATAAGATTGATAGAATTTTTAATGATATTTTATCGTGGTAGGTGAGAGAGAATGGCCAAGTTTTCCAGGCGTGATTTAAAAGACGTTGTTAAGGAGTGCCTAGTTGAAATTCTTCAGGAAGGGCTAAGCGGAGATCGACAGACCTCCATGATGGCTGAGAGTATTTCCTCGAGAGAGACTATGTCCCAAGACCCATTGCCAAGAAAAAGATCACTTGACAATATTTCCTGGAATAAGAAGCCCAAGAAAAATCCCAATTTTGAAAAAAATATAGATAACATCACTAATCAGATGACATCTGATCCTATTCTAGCTTCGGTGCTAGCTGACACCGCAATGACAACTCTTCAAGAGCAGGCGAGCGCAGATTCAGGAATGAGGCATTCTCCTTCTGCAGCTAGAGGAGACAGTGCTGATTTAATGATGTCTCGATCAGACCCTATTGATATTTTTGGAGAATCTGCAGGCAAGTGGGCAGAACTTGCCTTTGGAAATGCCTCCAAGCTATAGATATAAAGGAGGGAGAATAGAATGGCTGATGAATATGCGACAGTGAGACCCTGGGGCGGACATCGAAACGGTGGCTTGGGACGGAGAGATGACAAGTCTCTCAAAGAGTCATTTCCATTTTCTCCTCTTCCGGTTGGAGCAGACCCCACCTACACATCAAAAACTGTTGAGGATATTGGAATCGCTGCGTTGAACGGAAACGGCGGCCAGGGAGATCTCACACCAAACATAGGTGTAAGACAAGGAAAAATAAAAGACTCTCAAGGGTATTATTTTCTTGAGAAACCTTTCGATCTCAACTATGAAGATGCACCTGACTATGATGAGGTATTAGTGTCATCAGCACAAGGAGACGGCTTACCAGCGACGCCCTTTGTTCCCAACCTCAACTCACCAGGTGGAAGACCGGGAACAAATAATAATCTATCATCACATAATGTACCAGAGTGGAAAGGTGATATTCAACCTCCCGGAATCGAATACGGATCTGGAATCCAGAGATCTAATCCATCAGTATCGTCGGAGAGAATATCTCGACAGACGATAGGGGATTATCTTGATTCATCGTATGGAAGCTCATGGCCGCACTCAGACGGCTCTTCTTGATATAATTTGAGAAATTAATTTCCTTCTTGTGTATATGTATTATTGTTGCTACATCTAGGAGAGATATATGTCTAAGTCCGTAACGCTTACACCTAAAGTTTTAAAGTCTTTAATTTCTGAAGAAAGAAAAAAGCTTGAAGAAAAAAGCAAGTCTCGTACCAAGGAAAGTTCAGATATTTCTTTTAAGACAGTAGAGGATGTCTGGGCTGGTGGAGATAATCTTGTAAATAAAATTGATTATGTGAAGGCACTCAAAATTCACGAAGCACGCTTATTGCGTAAGGCAAGAAAGGTAGCTAAACTTAGAGAACTTTTAAAGAGAAAAATTTTAGAGGAGATATAATAAATGGCAGAACAACCGCAAACTATTGTTGAACCCGCAGCTCCTACCGACAAACCGTACGGCACGCGAAGTGAATCTAATATGCAAGCCATATATGCTTCATCTCCCATTTACGCGGGAGATATAAACGATGATGAAAGAAAGGCACAGTTTCAAGAGCTAGCACTAGATGGGACAATTACCAACGGATTAGGGTTAAATTCTTTTAGTAGAGATTTCTCGGATGCACCAGATCTGGGTGAGGTCGACACCGGCGCTGGTGGACTTCCTGCATCTCCCTACATGCCTAACCCCACAGCTCCTGGTCCCGGGAGCGTTTTCCCAAGTGATCAGGCAGCTTACACTGGAGAAATTCCCGACCCGGGCGTCGAATATGGAGTGGGATTAGGCGGATTAGCATCACCTGTAGAGACTTCAACCAATATTTCATCACAAACATTGGGAGACTATATCTCTGGAAGATCATACCAGGGTTCTGATGGTAGGGGATAGTGCCGAACCTTTATTATAATCCGGCTAATTATGATAGCAACGCTGGCGGCGGATATGGTGTTGCCGGACGTCCCGCTCCATCGTTTGGTAAAGGATCTGGCTCAGAGACCATCATGGGTTCATCTGAAACTGGCATATATCTACAGCCCTCTTGCCCTGAAGTGAGTGAAGAAGAACAGGAAGAATTTGAAGAGGAGTTTCTTGGAGACTCTGATGATATAGATGCATTTGTTGCTAAAATTAACAAGTGGCGCCCACGATTTGATCCTTCAAGAAGGGCAGACCGTGCATCCTTTGTTTCAAACCAGCCGCTTAATATGGGACTTATAGGGGAAGAAAGCCTTCCTAATGTGATGTCAGGAATTGCTCCATTTTCAAATAAAACTCTTTATCCAAAAGGTTTTAGTGGTCCTCCTTTAGGCACCGGAGGTGCTAGCCAGGCATTTAGGACCACAGGAAGCTATAAAAGAACCGGAACTCAATTTGGAACGTCTAGGGCTCCGTTTAATGATCCCGGGGAGGTTGACGTTGATATTCCCGCATACAGTTTTCTAGATGTCATCGATCCCGACCTTAAGACGTTATTAAGGCAAAGGATAAAAATTCTTAGGCTACTTAATCAGATTAGGGACTAAGCTTAGTGTAAAAATGAATTGTACAGAATAATTAGAAAGGTAGAGGATTAAAAATGTCAAAATCTCTTTATGACGAAGCTATCGCTGAGGCGCATCTCCTTAGAGAGACAGCAGAAAAGAACGCAAAGAACGCAATAATTGAAGCAGTTACTCCCAAAATTAGAGAGTTTATTGAACAACAGCTAATTGGCGAAGAGAATTCACAAAATGACGAACAAGATGTTTTAGATGACGTTGTGAATGATATCGTGGGGATAAATGAAGCTGGTGCGGGATCTGTGGAGCTTGATGAGACTGCTTTAATGTCTCTGGTAGGTCTTTTGGGAGGAGATGATATTCAAAATATGTTGTCTGATTCAAAATCTTCAATATCTGTAAGCGATGCAGTGAGAGAATCACTTTCTTCTCTAGATGAGAATGAAAAAGCTAAGCTATCCAGTATTGCACATAAACTTACACAAACAGCAGATTTTTTTAAGTCCAACGATATACCTAATGATATAGTATTTGAACAGGAGAGTTCAGCAATGGCAGCTAAAGACGATATTCTATATGAAATAGATCTCGAAGAACTTCGAGGATCAATGCAGGAGTCTCGTAGAGGAAAAAGAACTAGCGACGTAGAACTAGCTAGACTTTTAAGAGAGGTCAGCCTAATAGTTGATCTTGGAGATGAGGTCGAACTTCCTGAAGACTTAATGCCCACAGTGAGCGTTGTGGAGGAAGAGGAAGAAGAGGTGGACGTTGAAGATTTTGAGTCTGCAGAAGAGGTCGAGGTGGATGTTGAAGAGGAAGGTCCCCCGCTCCCCCCTCTTGATGAAGTACTTGAAATAGATCCAAGGATTTTGCGGAGTGAGCTTGTAAGGCTGAGAAGAAGTCTTAGTGAGGCATCCGGCAAGGATCTAACTAAACTGAAAGGAATTAAGGACGCCATGGAGTCCAGCTGGGGCGGAAGCGGAAGCGGACGTGCCGGTCTTAAGGGTGCATACGGTGGCACCGGTGGTGGAAAGGCAGGCGTCAAAGGTGCATATGGTGGAGGAAAGGAAAGTGGTGACCCGCTAAAGGTCAAGCTAAATAAGCTTTCTGAGGCCATGCTAAAGGAGAGACGCAATAATCGATCTCTCAGAAATAGGCTCAATGAATACAGAAGTGCTGTTGAAACACTTCGTGAGCAGTTGACAGATCTTAATCTGTTTAATGCGAAGCTTCTCTATGTTAATAAGCTTTTGCAGAATGAAGGAATCACTTCCGCTAAGCGGAAGTCTGTTATTCAATCTCTTGATTCTGCTAAAAGCCTAAGAGAAGTTAAGCTGTTATATAAGAGCTTGGTAGAATCCTTTAAGGAGAGAAAGCCAAGTTCTCTTTCTGAATCAAACGTTCGTCGAACTCTCGGTAGTTCTTCAAGGACTGTGGGAAGGTCATCTGCCCCTCGCACAGAATCCTCTGAAGTCAACCGTTGGGCAAAGCTAGCGGGAATTAAAGAGTAACGGAACCATTATAACTGCTAAGGAGTAAACAAAAAATGGCAAAATCATTCACTCTATCACAGCTGACTGAGGGCATTCGCGATCGTAACGTGGGTGCTGAGGGCCAGCGTCTTATGGAAAAGTGGACTCGAACGGGTCTGCTAAGAGGTCTCAGCGATCACAGTCGCGAGATCATGTCTCGACTGCTTGAGAATCAGGCTGCACAGCTACTGAGAGAGCAAAACTCTCTGTCAACAGGTGCTGGCAACGCCACCTCCTCTGGCGACATTCGAGGCTTCACAAACATCGCTTTCCCGATTGTTCGTCGGGTTTTCGGCGGACTTATCTCTAACGAGCTCGTGTCCATCCAGCCGATGAGCCTTCCCTCTGGGCTGCTCTTCTATCTGGATTACACATACGGCACACGTGTTGGTGGCGACGCCAACATTCAGACCGGCGCTGCGGGTGATGCTGATGCTCAGACATATGAGAAAGGCACCTCGATCTACAACAACCCCACTGGAAAGGGAGTCCGAAGTGGTTCTCTAGCTACTGGCGGTCAGTATGATCTTGTTGGTCACTCTTATACTAAGGTTCACGGGACTATTAAGGGAACGACATCTAAGCAACGTCTAATCCTTCTTGCTTCCGGCGCCTTCCAGGGCAACGCAGCAATGCAGCTCGGAGGTGTCTGTCATGCCACCGGTACTGATGGCAAGCTGCTACAGTTCGACCCTCAGGTAACAACTCTTATTGAAGATGATACTGGTCTAGATGGAGATGGTAGATTCCAGCTTCTAGTTTTCAACCTGAATCAGATTGCAAGCTGTACTGGTCTTGACACCACGCAGGTGAAGGATTGGTCACTCTTTTCTGATGAGCCTACGACAAAGGGCGTCAAGGTTCTTGGTGATACATTCCAGGGCGGAAAGAATATCCTTAACCTCCGACGTCTCAACCAGCTTGGAACGTGGAATTCCAGCGCTAAGCAATTCACCTCAGACCCGATGATTGGTGTGAATGACACCAACGCTGCTTTCCTTTGCGTTGTATCTGGTGCATATATTGGACCGCTTGCACCCACAGCTACACAGACGCTGGGCATTACTGCATCTTATGCGATGGGACCATCGCTTAATGTTGGCGGTGATGGTGATACTCTTACCATTCCCACCTTTGAGTCGAACTTCGGTACGTCTCCATCTCCGGCAATCCCAGAGATTGACATTAAGATCGAATCCATCGCGGTAACTGCTGCAACCCGTAAGCTCCGTGCTCGCTGGTCTCCAGAACTCGCACAGGATTTGAACGCCTACCACAGCCTCGACGCTGAGGTGGAGCTCACACAGATCCTCTCTGAGCAGATTGCTCTAGAGATTGATCGTGAGATTCTTAATGACCTCCTTACTGAGGCAAAGGGTGCTAACTACTACTGGTCTAGAATGCCTGGTAATTTCGTCAACAAGACGAATGGTAACGTCCAGAACAAGGCCTCCACGCTTGCTGCCGGTCCTACCTTCACAGGTACAGTTCGGGAGTGGTATGAGACCCTTGTTGAGACCATCATTGATGTAGCTAACGAGATTCACCGTAAGACCCTTAGAGGTTCTGCTAACTTCGTGGTTTGCTCCCCGGACGTTGCAACAATCTTTGAGGCTTCGGTTCTCTACAAGCCCAACATCAGTCTTGATGGTCAGGGTCAGGCAAGCTCTCCCTTCCAGCTCGGTGCTGCACCGATTGGTTCGTTGAGCAACCGCTTTACGGTCTACAAGGATCCCTACTTCCCACGGAACAAGGTTCTTGTTGGATACAAGGGTGGTAGCTACCTGGAAACAGGCTATGTATATGCACCTTATGTACCGCTGATCGTGACTCCCACTATCTTCGCACCCGAGGACTTCACACCCCGCAAGGGCGTGATGACTCGCTACGGTAAGAAGATGGTTCGAGCTGACTTCTACGGTACAGTTACTGTCATGAATCTCAACATCATCTAATCGCAACGATTAGTGATAATTACAGAGGCGACCTCATTTGAGGTCGCCTCTTTTGTTTATATCTTCTAATTCTTTTTTTATTAGATAGATATTTATAATTGTAGAAACATGAGTATGATCTTAAATGGCGAGTACTGTACATTCTAGTTTTGACTCAGAGTTTTATGCCGACGGGAAGTCTATAAACAAGGATAGGAGAGAAGAGAACATGCCTGAAGAAAAAAAGGATAGTTTTTATGAAGAGGCTGCGAGAGAAGTTTTAAATGACGCAGCTCAAGTGGGACAAAGTCAACCCCAGGAACAGTCTGAAGATGGTGGGACTCAAGATAGTCGACCACAGCCAGCTGTAGAGGTACCTACTGATGATTCATTTTCGAGCGATTTCGCTGCTGGTTTTGATGATTTTGACTTTGTAGAAGCATATGATGATGATCCGGTTGCAGTTGATGATCAGATGCTTCCAAGCAACACCGCAGCAAGTGCAATCAAGTGTGCATTTTTAGGTGTTGGCGGCGGTGGAGGAAAGCTAGCAAAGGCGTTTCTGGATCTTGGGTTTACCAAAACACTACTTATAAACACTACTGTAAAAGATCAGCCTGAGGGTGTTCCGTCTGAACACTTCTTACTTCTTCCTGGCGCAGATGGCGTAGGTAAAGACATTGCCTTAGGAAAGAAAGTTCTAGAAAATAACAGCGCTTCTGTAGAAGACTCCCTTAGAACAAGAGTTGGAAAGGCAGACTGGTTATTTGTTCTCGCTGGAGGTGGCGGTGGAACAGGCAGCGCGTGCCATGTTTTGCAAGGTTCTCTTGATAGATACCTTAAGTCTGTGGGAGCTTCTGGAAAGGTCGTATACATTGTTACCAAGCCTACAGCACAAGAGCTTCTTAACCCGACTATAGCAACTAACTATGAGTCATTATCAGCAGACGTGGCACTTCACCCGCATATTCTCATTGACAATGAGAAGCAGCTTCAGCTTCTTAGGGGCAAGGTGGGCATGCTTGGCTTATATCCTACAGCAAATAAAAACTTTGCTAAGCTACTGTGGCAAGTTCTTAAGCTTGCAGATGAAAATTCCCCAATCCAATCATTTGATTCTAAAGATCTTGAAAGAGTCTTGGGAACAACAGGGAGGATGGTAATAGGAAGCACTGTTGCAAGAGATGTGAGCAAACAGGACATCGGAGCAATGCTTTATCAGGGCTGCTTGCGGTCATCACCTTGCCCAAACCCAGGTGGAAAGGCATCAACCGGTGTAATGCTCCTTGTGGTGACGCCCCAGATGGCATCAGACCCGGGTGTAAGCAAAAAGATCGAAGCAGCACTCTCCTACGTGGGAGGAAGAACTGATACATTGTTTTCAGGCGTATATGTTAAACAACCGCTTCCTGGCCTGATTGCAATCTCGGTGATCGGCGGGTTTTAATATATTAATGATTATTTCTCATGAGAATGAGTTTATTTTCTTTAAGCCTTTAAAATCTGCTGGTTCAAGCATTGAGTTTGCACTTGGCAACCAGTGTGGAAAAAATGATATCCTAACTGGTTCTCCTTACCGAGACGAGATAGAGGCAGGATATCAAGATAGAAACAATGAAATAGTTAGGCGTCTGGTCGGCCAGCAGGCTAAAGATTATCTAATTAGAGAAAAGGGAAGTTTTAACCCCCCTCCGCAAGTCTTGTTAAAAGATTTTTATATTGACGCTATAGAAGGAATTTATAATACACATATCACTCCCGTTAGATTTTTTGAGATCAATAAGGGCAATGGTATTTTTGATAATTATAAAACAATATCTATTGTGAGAAACCCCTGGGATGCGCTGGTGTCCTTCTACTGGTGGTCATCATCTGATAAAGTCATGGCAAGAAAAGATGGAGATAGCATAATGGATCTTGGTATAGATGAGTCTGCTATGTTGCCTGGTCTAAGAGGGAGATGTGATGATTCTCCGCAAATGCTAAGAAGAAAATTTAATCTTTTTTTGAAAACAAAAACAAACCCACTCCAGCCGTTAGCTTCAAGCAAAAACCTTCAAGAATCTGGAAGAGATACTGTTTTAAACCATTTCTCAAAGATAATGAATGAGTTTTATCATTATAAGAATTTTGACTTTATCTTGAGATTTGAAAATCTTCAAGAAGATTATGATAAACTGTGTTTAAGCTTATTGTTGACAACTGCCCATCTTCCACGACTCAAGTCCGTAGAAAGAAAATCTAAAATGCCATTTCATGAATATTACACTGAAGAATCAAAAAAAATGGTCGAAGATCTCTTTGCTGATCTCATATCAGAGCAGGGATATAGATTTAATTAAATTAAAAAATTTTTAGATTTATATTTTTTAAGTTGTGATTTCTTTAGAATCGTGTCAAGATATTGGATACTTATGTGTAGAAGTGTGTACTACCTCGGAGGGATCTTTTGGCAACTTTTGCAAATACTGGAAACCCTACACCGTTTGGATTTTTTGATAGTGACACTGCATTTCAACAGGAAGCAGATAATCTCATAACCTTTGTCAAAAGAAAGCTAGGCGATGATATTCTTAGTGTTGAGCTTACAAAAAAACAAATATGGGCCAACTTAGAAGAAGCATCCCTTGAATATAGTTCAATTTTAAACCAATATCAGGCTAAGTCTCAGATAGTTCAATTTTTAGGAATGCCAACAACAGGCTCTGATGGTCACATGTCCGGATCAGAGGGTCGATACCCTAGGGAAAACTTAGATTATTTAACAAGATTTGCTGAACCATACGCATTTGAAGCTGGAACTGGTGGATCCTATGATATGATGTCTGGATCAATTCAGCTAGTTAAAAATCAACAGGATTATGACATCTACAGCACCCTAAAGGATGCAAGCGGAGATTTAATTTTCTCATCTAGCATGAACACTGCACCTCGATCAAAGCTCCAGATAAGTGAGGTCTTTCACTTCAGCCCTCAGGCAGCATATAGGTTTTTTGACACAACTTCAGCAATCAATTATTTAAATAATGAGTTTTCATTTGAATCTTTTACGCCCGAGACAATTTTTTATGTTTTACCTGTTTTTGAGGACATTCTTCGAGCTGGGCAGCTAGATCTTTCCAATAGGGTGAGACGCTCAAACTACTCTTATAAGATCATTGGAACAAAAATAAGACTATACCCGCTGCCAACCCAGGACACACCCAGAAAGCTATTTCTTAGAATTAGATTTTTCTCGGATCCTCTTAATCCTTCTTATCAGGATGAAACCATAAAAGGCGTGTCCAATCTTTCAGATATTCCGTTTGGAAAATTAAAATACTCTGAAATTAACAGCATAGGAAGACAGTGGATCCGCCAGTATGCACTATCATTGAGCAAAGAACAGCTCGGACTCATTAGATCAAAATTTGGATCCATTCCAATTCCAGGTGCAGACCTGACGCTTAATGGAACTGACTTAGTATCACAAGGAAGAGAAGACAAGAAAACATTGATAACACAACTAACTGAAATGCTTGAGACAATGACATATGATAAGCTCGTCGAACTACAGGCGACAAGAGCTGAAAACATCAACAAACAGCTAAAATACGTTCCAATGCCGAACGGATTAGCTATCTTTATGGGATAAACTATGTCGAGATTGTTTATAACTGAGAGGGAGATAAACTTTATCAATGATCTTGGAAAGGAGATAGTAAAAGATGTTATTGGGCAAAAGATCTATTATTTTCCAATCTCTGACATAAAGTCAAATGTGCACGACGTATACGAAGAGGCTCCCGACAAGGTGTTTGAAAACCCCATAGAGATAGATGTGTTGGTAAAATATGATCCTCAACAGATAAGATCTAATACGTTTGGAACAGAGGAGATGTATAAGATTGAGGTATATGCGCAAGCTAGAGACTTACTTGATAAGGAGATAGAAGTTAGAGAAGGAGACTTTTTTAGCTTTGGATCTGTTTTCTTTGAGGTTCTTGCTGCACCGGATTCATCAGTTATTTTTGGAGAAATTGAGCATAAGGGATTTATTACCATTCAAGGAAAACAGGCACGCGAGGGTCAGTTTATATCAAAAACTTTCGGACCTACAGACGAGAGCTATTCCGACCCCGATGCTGTGCAGAAGACATTTGCTCAGCAGCGTGGATTCAAAGATAATCAGCTTGGTCCCACAGGAGATGTAAGAGCATTGCAGCAAAAGGGTGTGCTTACTAAGCCGATTACAGGTCCTGCAGAGGTGTCTCCCAAAGGAGATCCTGAAAATGTAGGATCTTCATTTTATGATGAGAGCTAGAGATGACACGAAAGATAGACACAGGATATGAAGGAAGCGTCCCTGAGGATTTTAACATCCCATCAGTGGGAATAGTTGATATTGACAGGTCAGTGTTTCAATTGTTTGATAAACGTCTTTCGTTTCAAGTTGAGGTAAACTCTCAGGCAAAAAAGGTTCCAGTGGTCTTTGCAGCAGGAGAGAGATTTGCCCTAGCTAGAAGACGTCATCCGATTAGAGATAGAAATAACGCTATAATTCTTCCAATAATATCAATTAAAAGAGGTGCTATTGATCATAGTCCGTCGCAAGGGGGCTACGGGACAGCGATATCATTTAGAAAACAGCAGTCATACGTTATTAAAAGAAGACTAAGCGAAAAGGATAGAGATTTTCAAAATATTGTCAATAAGCTTCGAATTAAAAATCAAAAAAATGTTGCGAGTAGAAAACATTTTCAAAAAGATACAATTTTTCCTGGCAATGACGCTCGCGCAGGAACTGTGGCTACGCGTCGACAGACAGACAACTTATCGTTTTTAGACGATCCAACGGGTGATCTTTTAAGAAGTGATCTAGGACAAAATATCTTTGAAATAATAACTGTACCATATCCTAAGTTTATTACAATAAGCTATGAGATAGTTTTTTGGACCCAATATATGACACAGATGAATCAACTAATTGAATCTATGATGGCACAGTTTGACGGCCAAGGGCATGAATTCTTTCTTGAAACTGATAAAGGATATCAGTTTGTAGGCTTTGTTAAATCTCCGCTAGATGCCGATGACAACTTTCAAGACTTTACAGATGAAGAAAGAATTATAAAGTGTAGCTTCACCATGTCAGTTCCCGGATATATCATCGCGCCAGACCATCCCAGCCTTAGACAGCCAACTAGAAGATTTCTTTCAGCACCACAGGTTGAGTTTGGATACTTTGACGTGAGCACAGATGTTAAAAAAGTGGATGTCTCTCCGGGAGGCACTGGGGATATAAATAAATTTATTTTGTCTGACACTGAAGATCTTACAGCTACGGGAGAGACACCTAACTATAGGGGAGAGATTAATGCAAGACTTCTTGATGTTATTGAGAATCCCTTTACCGGCGAGAAAAGAAATACATACGTGAAGATTTTGACTAGAAATCAGCGTGCCGGCGAGACTGTCGCAAGCAGCAGGATAGTTGTTGAAACAGAGACAACTCTAGACACACTAGAGTAAGGACTTTTGACAACTTGAGCGATAGTTATAACTGTAGAGATTTTCATACGGGAGATTGATAGATGGCTGAGCAGACTTTTAGGTCACCAGGCTTCTTTGAGAAAGAGATCGACCTTTCCCAGCGTGAGGCGGAAATTGTCGGAGTCCCCGCTGGAGTAATAGGCACTGCAGAGATGGGTCCGGCATTTGTTCCGGTTACCGTAGGCTCCTTTTCTGATTTTGAGAAGCGATTCGGTGATCTTAATACATCTATGTTTGGGCCCTATGCAGTTAATGAGTTTTTTAAGCATAAGACTGCATTAACCTACGTGAGGGTATTGGGTGCCGGAGCTAATGAGACAACGACAGATATAGAGAATACTCGAGTTTCAGGCATTGTTAAGAACGCTGGATTTAGAGTCGATGGATCCACAGAAAACAGCACTGTGAGCTACAATAGGACAGGTCGCTTGGGCGCAGTTCAGTTTATTGGGGTTCGACAGTTTGTCTCTGGAGCAGCAGCATTTGCTGAACCCGAGCTTAGTGATAATGACAGCATTAACTTTAATTCTGCTCAACAGATGGGAGAGGCATTCCTTATAAGAGGAATGATCATGTGTGCTACTGGCACCCGTGCTATGCTTCTTGATTACAACCAGTCATATTCTGCAGCCAACGTTGCAGATGACGTCGCCTTTGTTAATCCGACATCTACCGACACCTTTTATAAGACATTTAAGTTAGTTCTTTCATCAACTGCTGGTGCGACCTTTTCAAAGGATGACAGTGCTGCAGGAATTAGGATCTATACAGCTTCTCTTGATCCGTCAAGTGATGCGTACATCTCAAAGATTCTTAACACAGATCCGGAGAGATTTCAGAAGGAACAGCACCTTCTTTATGGTCACTTTCCCATCGAGGAAGAGGTTGCCTCTATATCAACGAGTAATGTGAGACCTGCTGTTGCTATTATGTCTGGAACGCTTAGCACAAATGAATCGTCCGGAATCACCTCAATAAGCTACCTTGAGTCCTTTGGCAGATTTGACACGAGATACACCACACCTAAAACGACGTGGTTTATCTCTCAGCCTTACGGAAAGTCTGAGAACAATCTTTTCTATTTTGAAACAATCTCTGACGGTGAAGTGGCTAATTCTAAGTATAAGATCTCTATTTCAAATGTAAGAAAATCTACTGATCCCAAGAGCAGCTACGGAACCTTTTCAGTTGAGGTTAGAGAGTTTGGTGATACTGATACTGATACAGGCATCGTAGAGAGATATTCTAATTGTACGCTTAATCCTAATGATAGTGATTTTATCGCTAAGAAGATAGGCGACTACAAGGCGGAGTATAACTTTGACGCAGAGAGTGTAGATGAGAGAAAGGTGGTGGTCTCTGGAAAGTATCCCAATGTTTCTTCTAGGATACGTGTTGTGATGAGCAACGCAGTATATGAGGCTGATGTTCCAGAATCAGCTCTACCGTTCGGGTTTAGAGGATTTCCATCTCTTAAGACAACAGACACGCTCACCGACAGTCTGACGACAGCGCTGGTAGGAACATATGCTGAGCTTGGTGGTACTGAAGTTAAGCGGCTCGGTTGCGTCTCTACTGACGTTGCTACATTCTCACATCTTAGCTCCTCTATCTTGCCCCCTGTTCCTTTCCGATTTAAGGTGACAAGAGGCGCCATGTTCTCTGGTAGCTACAAGGGTTCTCCGGGAAGTGATGAGAGGGTGGATAGCAGACTTTACTGGGGAACTAAGTTTGAGAGAGTTCCTAAGACCAGCTCGATGGCGGATGCTCTTCTAAATCCCAATGCATCAAGCATACCGAATCCGCTCATTGAGCAATACACAAAGTTTCTTGGTATCTTAAAGCTAGATACGCTGGTGACCGGTGCCGGTGCAGATGAGTTTAATAATAATAAGTTCACCCTAGCTCGAGTCGCACTGCCCAACGTGATTGCGACCACAGATGGGGTCGCTGATCTTGCTAAGACAGCCAATACAGTTCTTACAGGAACTGCTAAGGAGCACATTCTCGGATCTGCTTATATTAGAAACGGAAGACCTGATGCTGTAAACTATACAGTCTCAGAGGATGTTAAGAGAGGAAACAGAATTACGCTAGCCTCTGTGGCAGCGATGACATCTTCAGTCTACTTTAACAAATTTACTGAATACACTAAGTTTACCAACTTTATGTATGGTGGATTTAATGGAGTAAACATTTTAGATGCTAACATGGCTCAAATGGATGACAAGGCGTCGTCTTCTGACTCAGCTGGCATGGCTTCAATATCTAGCCCACCCGCCTCTCCTGATGGAAGTCCGCTAGACATAGGGTTAAGCACCAATAATCAGTTTGGAGCGGGAGAGAAAAGCAATATTGTTGCATCTTATAGGACAGCAGCGAGAATTCTAACAGATCCGATGGTATCACGAGTAAACATCCTTATGATTCCTGGAATTAGAGACGGAGCACTCACAGACTTTGTTCATGAGCGTCTCCTTGATTATTCCAAGGCATTCTACATTCAGGATTTACCGGCATATGATAAGGATACCAACAGGCTGTTTGGAAGCTCTGGTGTGCCTAACGTAACTAAGACTCTAGAGCAGCTTGAATCTCGAGCTCTAGATAACAATTATTCGGCCACCTATTTTCCTGATGTATCGATTGACGATGAGGAGAACAATACGATCGTCGCAGTCCCAGCTTCAATCGCTGTTATAGGTGCTTTGGCATATAATGATAGCATTGCTTACCCCTGGTTTGCACCAGCAGGATTTAATAGAGCTGCTCTTGATTTTGTGACTAACGTAAAGGTGAGGCTAAATCAGTCGGATAGAGATGAACTTTACGATGCTAGAATTAATCCGATCGCGACATTCCCACGTGCAGGATTTGTAATCTTTGGACAGAAAACTTTGCAGATGTCTAAGAGCGCTCTTGATAGAGTTAATGTTCGTCGAATGCTCTTAGAGGTAAAACGTCTAGTTGTAGATGTTGCAAATAAGATAGTTTTTGAATCTAATACTCCTGAGACGCGTGCAAGGTTTGTTTCACAGGTAACTCCGCTTCTTGCAACAGTTCAAAGCCAGCAAGGAATTGATCAGTTCAAGGTGGTGATGGATTCTAGCAATAACACACAGGAAGATGTGGAAGGAAACAGGCTAAACGGTAAGATAGTCGTGGTTCCCACGAGGGCTGTGGAGTTTATTGCAATTGACTTTATCATCACGAATGCCGGCGTAAGCTTCGAGTAGGAGATAGATATTAATGACACGGATTTGGAGAAAATAAATGGCTGAGGTAACATTCAGAAGTCCAGGCGTTTCAACAAACGAGATTGACCTTTCGCAGCCCTCTGCAGTTGGTCCGGTAGGAGTCCCAGCTGGCGTTATTGGAACTGCAAACGAAGGGCCAGCGTTTGTTCCTGTAACAGTAGCAGACTATAGCACATTCTCTCTCATATTCGGTGCAACCGATGGAGAGAAATTTGGCCCGCTTGCTGTTGTTCAATTCCTTAAGAATGCGAAGGCGTTGACATATATCAGGGTTTTGGGTGCCGGAGATGGAAAGCAGCGAAGCTCTGACTCTGGTGCAGTGACAAATGCCGGGTTTGTTGTTGGAGATAGGCTTCCACAGGCAAACGGAAATGTGGGTAACAATGTCTATGCCAATGCAGGCGGATCACTAGGCAGAACCTATTTTCTCGGCTGTTTTATGTCAGAGTCACTAGGTAGCACAGTATTTTCTGCTGCAAATATTCAGCATTCGGCATCAGCTCATCCCATAGTGAGAGGTGTCTTGATGACACCGTCGGGTGTGGTGGCTCACCTCTCCGGAAACTGGGATACGAACAGCAGCGCCCCCGCTAGCACCTATGTGGCACGAGAGGGAGAGGCATTCTCACTAGGAATGCGCGGTAGCATTACTGGATCAGTAGACAGGAGAACACAGGATTTTACCCTTCTCCTTAACGGTCATAAGGGCACAGCATCTTCACCCAGTGCGCTTACAGCATCTTTTGACATAGAGGCAGCAAATTATTTTGGAAACGTATTAAATACCAACCCATATGACATGGAGAGCAGGGGGCACTATCTCTATGCTAGATATGACATCCACTCCTCCCTCGCAGTTGTCACAGGTACCGGTGTCATCTCTTCATCTGACTATGCGAAAAACAAGACTGGTGATGACCGTTACCAGTCAATAGGATTTTTAACCACAGGATCTTTAGCTAGAAACACAGGAGCTGCCCAGGTTCCCAACTATGAGAGCTTTGAGGATAGATTTGGTTCACCTCTGTCACCTTACATAATCTCTCAGGACTTTGGTGGCACCAAATATGATCTCTTTAGAGTGGCAGCGATAGCTGATGGTAAGTTTAGCAATACCCTCTTTAAGATCTCAATTGAGAATCTTAGTCCTTCAAAGTCTACAACAAACCTGTTTGGAACCTTTGATTTAGTTGTAAGAAGATTCTCTGACTATGATGAGGCTAAGGTTAAGCTAGAGGAGTTTAGGGGTCTTAGTCTAGATCCTACCTCCGACAGATATGTGGCACGGGTTATTGGTGATCAGCAGACGTATTTTGATTTTGATCAGCCTGCAGGATCTCAAAAGATCGTTGTGAGTGGAGATCACCCGTCCAAATCTAGCTACATAAGGGTTGTATTAAGTGACCAGCTAAAGGCGGACCAGATCCCAGACAATGCATTGCCGGTAGGATATAGAGGACCGAATCACCTTGTTACATCTGGATCCAATCCTCTTGCTGGCATTGGCGATGCTTCCTCGTATGGGTTTGCAACCTCGGCTGATGTACTTAAGAGAGCTGTGGAGCTTCCAGTTCCCGTGAGAGAAAGCCTCCAGGTGGGAACCGCACCCAACCTTAGGGCCAACTCCTCACTTTATTGGGGAGTTCAGTTCACACAGAAGAAGTCCCTTTCAAAGAAAAATATGGTGACAGAGATTAACCAGACGCTTTACAGCATGGCTTCTTACTTCCCGACCTTCCAGACATCTAATAGAAACGTCTCTGTTGGAAATAATCCTGGAAAGGCAGATGCTGCAGGAACAGTTTTTGACTGTGATAGGTTTAATAATAACATCTTCACGCTAGAGAGCATAAAGGTACGAACTGGCTCTGATGGAGTTGCAGATACCACTGAGTGGGTCAGTGCCTCTTATGTGAGAAACGGATCGATATCGACAAGTGAAGCTAACAAGACACGGGCCTTTAAGATTTCGGACTTAAATGCACAGGGAAATAGAAAGTTTGCTAAGTTCACTCTCTTCCTCCAGGGAGGGTTTGATGGAGTCAACATCTTTAATGAAGATA